AGGGAGTCTTTCTCATCCGAGTTAAGAATCTCAGGATTAGCAGGTGTTTCGTTCATCGTAAATGTTTCAGCCATTTATTACTGGGGGATAGGTGGTTGTTGTTGTGCCTGTTGCATAGCTTGCATCTCAGCTGCGGCAGTCTTCTGTTCGACTGCTGCCATCTGTGGTGCTTGCTGCTGCATCATCATCGCCTGTTGCTGCTGCATAGCTTGCTGTTGCTCAGCTTGTAGTTCTTGCATACTCTTCACAAGATTGAGTACGTCAATACCAGACGATGCTGCCAGACGTTTAATGACTTCATCAGGGTTGATGTATTGTGCAATAGCATCTGGACCCATGGTTTGCGCAATGACAGTAAGGAACTGTGCAAGGCTCTCACGATCTTGACCACGACCAAGTGCATTAATACCAGCCACGATTGTGGGTCGTACAATACCACCTTGAGGCAGTCGGGGGATGTCGCCAGTTTTCTGTGCGACGTTGAGCTTACGATTGAGATACGGAACTAGGAACTCAACAGTCAACAGGGAGAATAGTCCACCGAGTTGCTGCTCCAGTTCAAGTTGTGTCATACGAACCTCTTCCGCTGTAGTGCGTTCACTGTCCCTCACGTTGAGGATCAGGAATGCTTCGTTCAAACGTTGAGTCAGTGACCCAATCATCTGATACGCAGTGGAGAAGTCCGCTGTCTTCCCAACCTGTACCACACCAATGTCATCAGGGCGTCCCTGGATGATAGCACCATTACCTGCTTTGGCAAGTGTTTGGGGTTTGGTGGTACTGCTCGGGCTGACAGTAAACACTACCTTAGCAGCTGCTGCGCTGCCTTCAACGATGGCTTGTGACAGAGCTTCAAGTGACTTTAGGTCTCCAAGGAACTCCTCTACCCTACCACGTCCGTAGACCTCTCCGTCTACGTGGTTGAATCGTAGCACAAGCCAGGGGTTGGCGTCAAGGGGAGCCTTGCCCATTGACTTAGGCAGGATCTGATCGTCCAGCTCCTGGTGCCACACCCAGCGATTGTTGTCGCGTTTTACGTGGGTATAAATAACACATTCATCCATCGGGATGTGTTGATGATCGTCAACCACAGAATTCTTAGACTTGTCTTCGTATTCCGGGTAAAATTGTTTGATTAATTTTTTCGAGATTGTTTCTTTCGTTACAATTTCAATAACGTTACCGTTACCATCCCTGTCTACCACGTATCGAGAAAGAGGATAAAGTTTTAATCCATCTTTACTCATAAAGATCAGGGCATTACCAGCTACGACCAGGTGCTTGAGTGCTTGATGAACGACCACACGGTCACCGGACTCCGCGATGGATTCCATAACAGTGCGTTCGATCTTAGCAAACGACAAGTCAAGTTCAGATCTGATCTCAGGACCAAGTTCTTCAGGAAGGTTTACATCGTTAACCTGCAATTTGAAGAAGCTAGTTTGTGGTGGGAGCAAAGCAAGCATCAGCTTACTTGCAAGAGTCACCACACCTTTAGCTCCTGTTGATTGCCAGGGTGTTGTAAGTTTCAAAGCACTCTTTGTAGTATGCTCATCTTCCCTAATAAGATAAGGTAGAGTCAGTTCAGATGCCTGTCTAGCAGCATTTAGAAACTGGGAACGGTTTGAAGACAATCTGTCATAACGAGATTTAGCAGTCATTATACGTTAAGTGCTCCAGCTGGTTTGTTAGCAGTTGAAATAGCAAGACCTTGTGCAGTAGAAGGTGTGATTTTAAGACGACGTTTAAATGCCTCAACGCCTCTGCCAGTACGTCCGGCACCAAGCTTAAGCTCACCCTCAACGCCAGCCCGGGCAGCATTTGCCATTTGAACTTGAGCAGCTTTTTGCTGTTCCATCATCTGTTTTTGTTGCTCTCTACGCATCCGCTCACTTTCAATTTTAAATTGTTGCTGCATTTGAGCCAGCTCTTGCTCACGTGCGCGATTCATCGAATCCATTTGCTGCCTAAAAGAGTCAGTAATACTTTGAATCTGTGCATCCTGTTGCAAAACATTTGCCGCACGCTCACCGAACTGAATACCTTCTGTTGCAGCTTGTGATCTAATTTGACCGAGGCTCAGTCCAGCAGCTTGTGCACGGTTAAGAGACGTCAAGCCTGAATGCCTCATCGTCTCTTCGTTGCCACCATATTGTGCAATGAACGAAGTAGAAGGCCGGGCAGCAAGAAACTCAGTTGCTTTGCTTCCAGTCTGAACCCCTTCTCTAGCTAGTTGAGATCTAACTTCGTTGATGGTCATGCCAGCGGCAAGTGCTTTGTTGATGGCGGCCAGGCCAGTATGCCTACCCGTCTCTTTATCACCGCCAAATTGTTCGATAAAGCTCATTAGTTTTCCTCCATATATTTAATGACCCACTCAACGACACTACGTTGACCGGATCGGTACATAATTTTTTCCATTGTATCGTCAGGTGTAGGGTTGGTGGGTGGAAAGGATTCTTCTAATGCATGGATAAGTCCTCGGGAATTCATCCCAAGAACCTCAAGCATATTGGGGGAGGTTGACATTACTATGCTCGAAGAAGGCAAGCATTCTAGCAGATTTAGTTGCGGACAATTCTGGGGCTTTGCCCTCATACATCAGACGGTCGCTAGAATCCAGCCAAAATTTTTTGTCCAAATATTTATCGGTAGTATTACTACCTAGTGGTTGCATTACCCAATTGATAGTTGCCTTCCTGAGTTTATCAAGAGAAGGACTGATGTTATACCCCAGCTCAGTATGAACCAGACTATTGGTAGCCACATGAATTTGTTCATCTCGACTGATATCGGCTGAAACGGTTCTCATACCAGCGTCACCATTAAACCGAAAGAATGGTAGAAGAACGAAGAAAATCGCACGTTCGGCAACCAACGCTTTCGTGATCGTATGATCTGGATGTGCTTCCCAAGCGGTTTTAAGCCGAAAGGCTTCTTTCTCAGCTTGCGGATCAACACCGTAAGCATTGGCGATGTAACCAAGTGCGACGTCGTGGTTTTCTTCGTCTTTGACGTTTGACACCAATACTTCGCGTGCCAACGCTGGTACTTCAGAATTGAGGGCATCGGTGATAAAATCTCCCACAGGCAGTTCCATATGTCGCAATGCAAGAGCACGGTAGATTGCTTCTTCCGCGCCCTGCTTGCATGTACCAGCAGTAGTCTGTACTGGTGTCCATTTGCGCTTCCGCGCCATTAGTTTTTCGTAAGGGTTCATTCTGCACAATCACATTGAGGTTCAGGGGTGTCCTCAAGTAGGCTGTTCAGATAGTCATCAACTTCACTCTCTTCCAGAGCAGCATATGCGCTTGACTTATCTTGAACGTCGCCCATAACTTGGAGACTATAATAAAGAGAAGTCTGGGGCGATTCAAGCCACTCCTGGATAAACTCTTCATCATACGTGATCATATCAGACCACGAGTTGAAGCTGTAACCATGTAGAAGTCCAGTCTTATTAAGTAGAGTCATGATGCCATCAGCAACACGTTTGTAGGCTTCCCAGCCCACCTTAGAGGCGATCTCTACATCACCATAGTTGTATGTTTGTACTCCGAAAGTACCTGAGTCGCGATCAACTGTCTGCGAGATAGGCGGAGCGATTTCTGGAGTGCAAGTATAGCCATCCAGATCTGTGCTTCGATAACTGCAGGAGGCAGTGGGCGCAATAGCAAAGGCTCGAACCATTTTAGCGTTGCGAGCAACTTGGGCTGCCGACTCAATGCCAGCATTAATTTGGGTGACAAGTTCATAGGCTGCAGACCGTACTGATTCTCCTTTGTTGAATTGTTCCAACGCACGTCCAAACTGGTCATACGTCACTCCGTATCGACGAAGTAGGTTAGCGAGTCCGAGCATGCCGAGTCCCACTTGTCGGTCAGTTTCGCTTGGGAGATATTCTCCGCTTTCCCCAACACCTGTCTTACCATGGAGTTCGCACAATTGGGACATACCTTCAGTGAAAGCATTAGGGATGTCGTCGAATTCACAGGCACCGAGATTGACATGTTGGAGTAGACAGGTACCTCGTGAGGGCAGGTAAACTTCAAGGCAGACGTTACCTCGGATTCGTTTTCCTTCATTATCGTATTTTACTTTGTTGAGCCAAATGTCACCTGATTTAATACCGAAGAGAATGTCCTCCTTAAACGTACACCTCTCCCACCACTCATCGGTGATGTTGATGCAACGTTTAACCCACGGTAGTTCGGATCTAGGAGTAGAAATAAATTCACGAGCATCAGGGTGGCTAAGGTCCAAATGACATACCACCGCGCCGTTCTTGTAGACACCCCCACGACGAAGGATTTCATTTAGCGTTGAATAGATTTTAGCAAAGGAGACCGGTCCAGATGCAACCAGCCCCTTTCCATTTTCTTCACCTCTGGGTCGCAGTTTCGACAAGTGTACCGCGCAACCTGCTCCGAAACGTAGAGCATGTGATACAAATCGCCAGCTTGCTTCGATTCCATCAGGTCCCTCCATAGAGTCTAGAACTGTGAATACGGTGCA